CCCCACCCCCACCACCCCCCGCCACTACATTGCCGGATCGAACGGTGCCGCGTTCCTGATGCAGGCGCTGAGCCGTAACCCGCGCTACGCCACCGAGGCGGAACTGAATAACGCTGCCATATGGAGCAAGGTATGAACGACACACTGAAAGTAGCCGGGCGAATCGGCGCTGAGCTGGGGGCTGCGAAGGCTGAATGCGAGCGGCTGCGCGAGCTTTTGCGTGACGTGGAGTTCCGCGGATTGCTGACAGGATGGGAGCCAGGTCTTATTGGCCATATCACAGCCGCCCTATCCCAGCAGGCCGATCATGTTCGTGACGCCGCGCAGATGATGGTGCCCTCGAAGATTCTCAAGGCTATCGCATGGGGCGAACGAGACGATGCAGCGGAGGCCATAGGAAGCCTTCGTTGCCTACTTGCCGACCCTGAAGGCGAGGATGAAATAGCATTCCCTGATAGCCCAGAACCCACCGACGCCTTCACCGCCACCGACATGGCCACAGCCGCAGCGCAGGGGTTCAGGGATGGGCAGGCGGCAGTAGAGCAAGCCCCGGCGCAGGATGAGCTGCCAGCAGGCGGCGTCACCATCGAGAAGGATATTTTCGGCACCGTCCATATCAAGATGGGCGACTTCGACTACATCCAGATCCAGTATCAGTACCCTTACACCGACAACGCCAGCCAGAACGTGCTGGCGAAGCGCATAGCCGAGCTGCTGACCCGCCCCGCGCAGACCGAGCAGCAGCCTATCGGCTACCTCACAGCTGGCGACAGATTCATTCGCCTAGCACCGGGGATACCACCTCGTCACGACGACACGCCGCTCTACGCCGCCCCCATCGCGCAGACCGCCCCGCAAGGCAAGTTCCGCATGGGCGACCTCGTGAAGAAGTCCACAGGCAGCGAGTGGCAGGGCCGTATCTGCGGCACCTACTCCACCGCACTGACCCCGGAAGGCTACGCCGTTGAGAGCGAGGCCCACGCCGGCAGCGTGCAGATTTACCCCGCCAAGGCGCTGGAGGCAGTGGAATGAGCAAGGTATTGGTTGATCGGGAGCTGCTGGAGTTGCTGCGAAACTTCACCGTTCAGAACGACAGCGGAGTCGCAGGAGCGCTTCGTGGCAACATTGACAGGCTGCTAGCCCAGCCCGCAGAGGCGGAAGGGATGAGCAATGCGCGCCTAATGAACACGCTGGCAGAACTAGCCCGACGCGCACCGCTTCGCACGCTGCACACGATCTGCGAAACGCAGCGCCAAGTCAGTACGGTTAAACTTGAGCGATACCTAGAACCTGTCGGCGACACCCTTGCCGGCTATGCCTTCACCCTGCGCATTGACTACGACAAGCTCAGCGCCGCCCTGTCAGCCGTGACCGCCGAGCGGGATGCTGCAAACTCCAGGCTGCATGAGGTAGCAGTGGCGTGCACAGAGGCCGAGCAAGAGCGCGACCAGCTCCGCGCCGAGGTCGAGCGCTACGTTCCGCTGCATGAGGCCGTCCAGCGCGCCGCTGGCGAGTTGCCCGAAGGCTGGGCGATCCAGCTGTACATCGAGCGCAACGGCGGCGGTGTCGAGCTGATCGGCCCTGACGGCACAGAAGACTTCGCCACCAACAATGAGCACCTGGATTGCACCGTGATCGACGCGCTTGAAGCCGCCATGGCTGCGAAGGAGGCGTGATGGCTGGAAACATGGAGCGAACCCGCAAGTGGTACGGCGTGCCAGCCAGGCGCGGAATGCGCGTGGTCTACACCGGAAGCGGCAAGCGCGAGCTGGGGACTATCCGCAGCGCCCGTGATTGCCGGCTGAATATTCAGCTGGATGGATATAAGCACACGATGCCGTTTCACCCGACATGGGAGCTGGAATACCTGCCGTGGACCGAGCGTGAAGTACTGACGCCCTGATGCTGAGTCAGGGCATCACCCGCACCACATAACCCCACCCAAACACACAGCCTGCCGGCGAGAGTCGGCGGGGAGGGAGAGACATGTTCACTGAATCTGAAATGACGGAGATCATGCGCAAAGCCAACGAGGCAGAAACCGCGTATCACCTTGAGCAATCACGGAAGCTAGACGAGGCCATGTCCTACGTGGCCACGCTTGTCAGCGATCGCAAGCTGCAGCACATCAAGGAGTACATCGCAGAGTCTGAGTTCACCTGCGACTTTGAGATCACCGAAACCCACGGCGGCCACAAGGAAGATTGCACTGGTTACGCCTTTCGCTACGCCTACATCGACCAGCAGGTCGGCTATTTGGGCGACGACTTCAGCGGGGAAATCTGGATTCCTCTGCCGAAAGGCAAGTTCCTGAAATTCCACTTCGCAATGTAAACGCCACTGGAGATAGACATGCAGCACACAGACAAGGCGATAGCAGAGTTCGAGGCGTGGTGGGACAGGCAGCCTCACCGCGAGCAGTTCGAGGACGTGAAGGACCAGATGCGGAATGTGTGGCTGGCGTCGCGGCGGGATTTGGCGATTGAGCTGCCGCAATGCGATCCGGACGAAGTTGTCCGCTACGGCACAGCTCTGGACGACTGCCGCGCCGCCATCGAAGCAGCCGGCGTAACGGTGAGGGGGTGAGCATGAGCCTGTGGCAATCATTCAAACGCCTACCGGAGCAGGAGCAGAAGCGCCAGTTTGAAATCCTCGCCAAGTCCGACATGCAGCGAATCCGCATGGAAGTCTGGATAGAGGAAGAAGGCGAGCGCACGAACGTGTGCGTGAAGAACGTCATCGGCAAGCGTTGCAGTTACTGCGGCTGCCGGGAATTGGAGGGGTGAGTTATGAAATTGAGCCTTGAGAAATGGGCGGAAGCAAACTTCGATCCGGTGCCGACGCTCAACACGCTGCGGCGGTGGGCGCGAGAGGCGAAGATTTTCCCCGCCCCGGTGAAGCACGGGCGCAGCTATTATGTTGAGCCAGACGCACAGTACATCGAGCCAGGCACGCTTGCCGGGCGCATCGCGAGGGATCGACATGGCGCCAAGGCCGCCGAACCTGTACCGCAAGACGGATAGCAGGAACGGCGTCACCTATTACAGCTACCGTGACCCGCTGTCAGGAAAGTGGTACGGGCTTGGCTCAGACAAGGCGCAGGCCGTGCGGGAGGCTGTGCACGCCAATCATGCAGGCGCGAAGATGCAGCCGGCCCTGGTTGAGCGTATTGCAGTCGCGCCGGCCCGCAGGTTCTCGGAATGGATCGCCGAGTACCGCAAGCTCTACGCAGAGCGCGAAGTGTCCGACCGCAGCAAGGAAACCGTGCGTATGAGGCTGAACCGTCTCAGCGAAGCGTTGGGGCACCTCGACACGGCAAGCATCGGGACGTTTGAGATTGCCGCCTACCTGAAGACCTTCACGGATGAAGGCAAGGCGCAGATGGCTAAGGCCATGCGGTCACTGCTGAGCGACCTGATGCGCGAGGCGATAGCGGCTGGATGGCGGAAGGACAACCCGGTCGAAGTGACGCGGGCCGCAAAGGTGAAGGTCAAGCGCGAGCGGCTGACCCTGGAGCAATGGAAGGCGATCTACGCCGAGGCCAAGCAGCCTTGGCTCAAGCGCGCGATGGAGCTTGCTGTGTTGACCGGCCAGCGCCGTGACGATATCGCGGCGATGCTGTTCAAGGATGTGTACGACGAGCACCTGCACATCATTCAGGCGAAGACCGGCGCCAGGCTGCGGATCAGCACGAAGCTGCGCCTGGAATCGATCGGGCTCGAGCTGGGCGAGGTGGTTAAAGCCTGCCGTGATGCGGTAGTGTCCAAGCATCTCGTGCATCACAGCCGCACCGTGAGCCGCGCAACGCCGGGGATGCCGATCATGCTGGACACGTTGACCAGCGCGTTTGCAGCCGCACGGGACCGCACCGGCATTGAGTTCGGGGCGAGCCCTCCGACCTTCCACGAGATGCGCTCACTGGCTGCCAGACTGCACGCCGCGGAAGGCCGAGATCCGCAATTGCTGCTCGGCCACAAGTCGGCAGCGATGACAGCGCTCTACCGTGACAGCCGGGGCGCCGAGTGGATCGACGTGGCATAATCCGCAACTGAGTTTTGGTGAGATATTGGAGAGGATTTGTAGAGGATGGAAACGCCCTTTAGAATCAGGCACTTACGCCTCTATGGTATCAAAGCCTGTGACACCATGAAAAAGGCCCGTACCTGGCTCGACGAACATGGGCAGAACTACG